TCTGGATGTCCCAGTTCCCCATATGCACGATTTTTCTTAATGAATTCTTTATTATATCGGTTTACCTCTTTCTCCATAATATCCATAGGGTAAACACGACCATTTCTGTTCTTTAAATTTGTTTGGAGAAATACACCTTCGATGAAGGTATCTTTACCCCCACTTGCATTCTTCTCTGTTATAAGACTTATTTCGTCTGATTGGTGTTCTGATATTAAAAACATCTCTTTCTCCTTATTCTATAGTTGCAATTTTCTTTGCAACATCATCATAGGTTTGATTACCTTTCAAACCATTTGAAAATCCTAATGTATCCTCTATAGAAGATTCTGGTTCTGATAAAATATCTTCTACGAAAGAATCGTAATCTTCACCTAATAACGAAATTAATTGTTTTGCATTTTTCCTTGCTTCTTTTTCATTTCTATATTGTGCAAGTTCTTGTCCATCTACATAAACTTTAAATTTATTAGATTTTTTTGCAATAACAACTGGTACTTTCTTTCCTTTTGCACCTTTTTCCATGTAGGAATCAATCTCTTGTTCCCCACGAGGTAATTTAAATTTTCTTATCTCTATGACAAGTTCTTTAAATTTCTTCATTTGCTTGAGTTTCCTGTTTGTTCAACCAATCAAGTTGTACATCCAACCTTTTACCCTCAATAGCATCTCTTTGTTTGTCAACCATAGCAGCTGCAAACGCATCAGAAGCTGCAACATTATCTCCAGATTCTACTGAATCTATAATCTTTTTGATATCTGTCTTTGCCATAATTTATTTCCTCTTACATGTCAAAGGAGTCCTCTCCTTCCCCATCTTCGTTATCTTTTTCGTCTTCGATTTGTGCATCCATAATCTCTATCTCATCTTCGGATTGTCTTAGAATATTCTTTCTAACCCATTGTTGAGAAAAGTATTTACCAACAAATTCATCGAGTTCTCTTAATGTAGTGATTCTTTCTCTATGAATCTCTGCATCTTTCATCTCGACAAAGTGAGAATCTTTTTGATAATCAAATCTTATATTCTCTTTCTCGAAGTCCCATTCTTCAATTGGTACTATTCCTTTAAGAACCAATTGAGCTCGTAATATATCAATAAACATATTACTAAATTTCATTCTGAGTTTATCTACAAATCGTGAGAACTTAACCTCATCTCTAGATATCTCAGTTGTCCTACCCAAAGAGAAACCACTTTCAGTTTCTAACCTAGAGATAGGTACATTTAAACTTCTGAACAGTTTTCTTTGGAAGTATATAATATCTTCTATTTCACCTAGGTTTTGACCGCCAGGTAAGGTGGTAATTTCTGTTCCTCGACCACCTTCTCTTCTAGGCAACCAGAAATCTTCTAACATACTCATATGTTTTCTATCATCTCTGATTTCACCTGTATCTGCATTATAGACTAGTTTGTTTTTATACCTAGTCATAGTATCTGCAAGATACTGTTCTGCTTTTGCCTTTGGAAGATTTCCTACATCTATATAGAAAATTCTTCTTTCTGGTGCTCTTGATATTCTGTAAATAACAAGTGCATCTTCCATCATTTTTAATTGGTTAGCTGCTTTCAATCCCTTGTGCATATAACCTATGATGTTTCGTCTATTTGCATCCATCATTCCAGATGTGCAATAAACAATTGCATCTGGGGATATCTTCAAGGTTTGAGTTCCTGTACCAGCAATGTAGTTCTTTTCAAAACCACCTTGATTATAGGTATAGAACTCGTTAACCTTGTCGATAACCTCGATACCTTGTGCATTTTTTTTCTTCTGCACTTCCCTAATCTTTTTAATTTGAATAGGGTCTATCATTCTTAACCCAACGATACCTTTTTTAGGTTTCTTTGGGTCAACTAGTAAATGAAAGTACATTCTTCCATCTACATACCACTTACGAAATACATCGGAAGCAGTTTGATTGAATCTAAGAAGTCTTAAGACTTCCATAAATTCATCTCTTATTTTGGATTTAATTGAATCTGAAAATTTAGTACTATCCAAATTGATTCCAACTGGACTATCTAAATCATTAGAAGATATAGCTTCTTGAACGATATCGTCAATTGCCATATCAACTTCTGGAATGAGTGACATTTGTCTGTATCGGATAATTAACTCCTGTTCAGACTTAACTCCACCTTCCATGTCGAGGTATTGTCCAGAAGACAAACCCCCACCTACTGCATAACCACCCTGTCCTATTTCTAGAACCTGAGCTCCATCGTCATTAATAGGTGGTACAAAGGATGGTGCGTTATCCTCTGCACTCTTTCTCTTTATTTCAAATCCAAATATTTCCATAATATATATTTATAACACTAGAGAAGAACTCTATTAAAGAGTTCTTTCCCAATGTGAATAACTGAATGTCACATCAAAAGTCTGTATCTCATCTGCTGTATCGAAACTTAAATCGATTTGGTTTAGAGTACTAGGATACATATTGTACAACTCATAAGTTGCAAGTATACTATCATCTCTATTTAATTGTGATACAGTTGCTCTTGAAACTAGATAATCTAGGTCTGTCGCACCGACACCACTATCTAGTTCTTGAATGCTTTCCATCCATTGTTCTACTGCTGTTCTAGTAGTAAAGTTTACATCGTTGATAATGCTCACTGTCCAGTCTTCAAATGTCCTATCCCCAGCCACTTTAAGTTTATGTCCTCTAAAAGGAACTTCAATTGGTGGTAATGTTGAGCCAGGAATCGCTGCACTTTTGCACATAAATTCGATTCTCTCACCCATTCTAGGAATATACACAGAAAATCTGTTTCCACGAACACCACCAGCAATCAACTGGGATTTAAATTCGTCTATAGTTGCCATGTTTTACTCCTTAATTACCATATTGGGTATTAGTTGCACCATATACTTCTTCAAATTCTACACCAGACCTAGCTGCAACGAAGTTTAGTGTTATGAAGTTGATGCTTCTATTAGGTTTAACAAAAATTGAAGCTTGGAATTGATTTGCATCCACAACTGATTGTGGGTTATTTGTTTCATCACAAATAACTTGGAAATCAACGATTCCTCGTCTTCCCTTAACTTGTCTTAAGAAAGGTTCAATAGTTGCTCTAAACTGAGCTCTAGTGAATCCATCATTGAATTCGAATAGTTGGAATTTAGCTGCAGTTGCAATTGCTTTTTCCATAACTATGAATAACCTTCTTACATTAATTCTATCAAATGCACTTGCACTTGAAAGTAAAGTTTTATCTCCAAACAGACATGTCCCTTGGCCAGGGAATGTCACAACTGGATTAACTCTCTTTTTATATAGTGCATCTCTTTCAGCTTGATTTGGATTAAAGGATAGTTTAGTAATTCCTAAAACTTGTCCTCTGTTAAATCCTGCTGGTGAGAACCATGCATCTCTGTCATTGTCACTTCTTGCCATGATACCTGCTGTATGTCCACACATTGGTGTATAACAGAAGTTATCAGTATACTTATCGTATTGATAAGTCCATGCACTATCTAATACTGCATATGAAGAAGAAGACAATGTGTCTGCAAATTCTATTATTGAAGATGACTCTGAACCAGAATTGTTTACACAATCCTCTTTTGGTGGAGAAATAACTGCAATACAGTCTTTTCTTGCTTCACAGATTGATATTAGTGCATTAGCTTGAGTTGTTGCCTCTGCTAATGTTGAAAGTTGATTTCCTCTACTTGAACCATTATCCCCATCAAGTGGGCCTGATATCAAGAAGTCTACATCTACTGTTTCTGCATCACCAAGATATGTATTATATGCTGAATATTTTTCTCCAGAACTTAATCTATAACCATCTGCACCATTCGTCATGGATGATGTGATTGGTAAATCATGTGTCACAAATGCACTACCAGCTGCGGAAAAAGTACTTCCACTTTCTGATAGAGATGAATCGTGATTAGTCCAGAAAATAAAGTTAGAGTTGTATCTTAATTTATCAACATAGTAGTTTGAATTACCTTCACTGTCTTTTGCATCAGATGCCATTGAAACACCTTCAAATATTTCTAGGATTTCTCCTGTTATTCCAGTAAGTTGACCATCTTCGTCTTGGACTACAATGTGCATTTCATCTAAAGATGAACTATTTGCAAGTGCATCTGGACTAGAGCCTGGTGCTTTAGTAAAGTTCTCTGCAAATTCCCATGTTCTGTTAATGTTGTCACCATTAGTTGGTGCAACTAACAATCCAGTACTACCAGTGACAGATGACAATTGGTCAAATGTTATGGTGTTAGATGATATATTAGAGATTTTATATTTGGTTGTTTGAGAACCAAAAGTAATAATATCTCCTACTACTAATGCAGCTCCAGATGTCACATCCATAGATGTATCACCCACTGCAAGTGATGTGTCGTTTATGGTAGTGGCTGCATTCTCAGAGAACGCATTTGCACTTGCACAAACAGATACCCTTAAACTATTTCCGAGAGCACCAGCACATCTTGCAGTAAACATACCAGCATTGGAAGATGCACTTCCATTGTGATAATTTAACTCGTAATATACTGTTGAGTTCTTAATAAGTAAACCAGCTGAACCAGTCGTTGCATTTAACATACCATTTGCATTTGCACGAACTACTTTTAAATTATTTCCATACTTTAAAAAGTTTGCAGCTGAGTAGAAGTGTTCTTTCTTCCCAAGAACTGTATTATAAGTATCAGACTCTTTAGGTTCTCCGAACACACTTACCAAATCCTTTTCGGATGTAATAGTTCTAACTTCATCAACTGGGCCCCAACTAAATTCACCAGCAAAACCACCAATACTTGATGAAACTGCTGGAACTACATTTGTCACATCTATTTCTCTGACTTGAACGCCAGGACTTACTAAGAATGCCATTTTTAGTTTTCTCCCATAAAGTTTATTTCTGAACGACCACATTTATTGTGTTCGTCCATAGTATTTAGTATTTTATTGTTTTTAAAACACTCCATAATTCTTATCATCGTCAACAACTGTCCATACATCACCATCTTCTACAAAGGTATCTGAGTTTCCTCTACTGTCTATGATACCTATTGGGACTATATCGTCTTCGATTTCTTTTTGTTTTTCTGCATATAACATAGATTTTAAGTCTGCACTTGACATATCTTTAAATAATGGTGTACTAACAAACCATGCAAACATGACACAATTCATTACCATATCATCATGACATCCACCATCTGCTTGCCAAGATTGTCCTTTAGATACAAAGGTTGCAAACTCTTGTATGGTATCTACATCCCTTATATACAGTTTTTTCTCTTCCATTATCTCCCTAAGAGCTGCACATCCCTGTGCTTTGACCTTTTTGGTCATCCTAACTCCTATTCCATCTGCTTTGACTGAACTAGTCATAAACATATTTTCATATTCTAACTCGTAATATAACTCTCTACAGACCATTGCACCTTGACCATTATTCTCTACAATAATAAGTGCATCGTTATATAATTTAGCATATTTTGCACATATATCTGGTAATAACATAGGAGATATCATATTATCTCTAAATGTGCATACTTGTTCAAACATATTACCATCATGTATATCAAATATTGTAAATGTAGAATAATCCATACCTTTACCTTCTGCAACATCAACTGTCATTATATACTCATGATGTGGTTTGGGTTTTTTAAATACTCTGACTTGACCATATAATTCTTGAGGACTTTCAGATACTAAACCTAAAATTATGTTAGAAGGTATCAAAGTTCTACCAGTCCCTAAGAAAGAATTACCAAATTCTTGTTCAAACTGCAATTCAGATGTATTTGCAATGGTAGTTTCTTTCCACTTTTCATCTCTGCCTGGCACATCATGCCAGTTAACTTGGTAGTTTGCAAACTCATTTGACCCTGTGACTGATGCTTCCCAGATACGATGGAACATATTACCTACTCCATTTGCAGTAGATGTAATAATAACCTTTGAGTTTTTACCAGATGTAATAACTGGATATGTACCAGTATAAAAAGGTTCTGCATTTTCTACAAATGCAAACTCATCTAGATAAAGAAGATTAACAGATAATCCACGAATTGATGATGTTGTAGTTGCAGATGCAATAATTCTAGAATTGTTTTCAAAATCGATACTTCCTTTGTTTAGTGCCTTTGTTCCTGGCTGCAAAAAGAATGGTACATTCTCTAACATTGTTGTTATACGAGATAACATTTCTCTCGCTGTTGCACCCTTATTGGCAAGAATTGCAACTGTTTGTTCTGGATGAAACAGTAAGTACCAAAGTAAATAGGCACAAACTGTGATTGATTTTCCGCTTTGTCTACAGGCAAGGACAATGTTAAACCTGTTATCATTAAAGTGTTCAATAAGATTTTGTTGATAGTCATATAATTTAAAAGGTACTAATCCCTCATCTAAAGAGATAATTTTAAGATATGTTGATATAAAATATGAAGGGTCACGAGTACATTTTAAGTACTCTTGTACTTTATCATCTGTCCATTCCTCGGAAACACCCTGTCTTTTGACATTGATATTACCAAGATATCCTTCATTCTTTGGTTTCGGCATTTTGTTTCTTTAATAATTTCTGTAATTCTGCTGTAGAACCTACAAACAAATTTTGATTTGTTGTTTGATTTCTTGGTCTATCGTCCTCTAAATCATCCATCATTTTTTGTATTTGTAATAATTTTTCAGATGTTTCGGATACTGTCTTAATTAACTGTCCAGCAACCTCATAAGTCCTCGGATGTTCACTTTCTTTTGCAAGGTCTAGGATACCCTCAATTGCATCCTGTCCTCTCTCTACGAGTCCATACAGAGTGTTTCTGGTGTATTTGTAGTCTATCTGTTGTTCACCTTTTCTTTCTGCAAAACGACCATTCTGGTCTCTAGGAACTAGGTGTTTGTTAGTTTCCTTGACTACTTCTTCTGCTTCGTTGTTGATATCTAGAAGTTCATCTAGTTTTTCATCTATTGATTGTTTCATAATATATTATCCGACTATGATATATTTATAGTACCACCCATTCCACTATGATTTGTACAATAGTAGTATAAAGTACTTGGTGTATTATTATCTACTACTATTTGTGTATAAGAACCAGATGAGCCTGGAGTTCCGACATAAGTTACACCTGTAGTATATTCAGAACCACTGTTATGTGTTCCATCACTAGTTGTTGATAATTTTAAAGGATGACCACCATTCGATGCGTTTGACTGTGAGAACCTATATGTTGTCCCTCTAACCAAACTAAATGTTTGTTGTTGTACACCATTGTAGTAGTATGCATTACCTGTTTCACCATATCCACTTTTAGAATCAACTGTAATTTGATAAGTGGTAATAGACTGTCCACCAGAATTACCATCATCATCTTGGGATTCTCCACCACCAGTTGGTATACTAAATTGGTCTTCTGGTGACTGAGAACCTATTGCACCAATTGTTGTTCTATCAGTTAGATAGTCTGTATT